GCAACAAAAATAGCTGACGATGCGATTGACAGCGAACACTATACAGACGGAAGTATTGACACTGCCCATATTGGAGCAGGACAAGTAACTACCGCGAAATTGGCTGACGATGCTGTTACCGGAGCTAAAATAGCTTTATTTGATGATTCTTATGCTGCTACTAATACACATATTTTAGTTGCAGATGGCACTGATTTTGATAATGTAGCTATGACAGGAGATATAACTATCTCTAATGCTGGTGTTACCTCTATTGGTAGTGGTGTTATTCAAAATGCTGATATTAATTCAAGTGCTGCGATAGATGCTTCTAAGATTCATAATGGAACTATAAGTAACACTGAGTTTAGTTATCTAAATGGTGTGACTTCAGCTATTCAAACTCAAATAGATGCTATTGAATCTGCTACTATATCTACTCTAGATGATGATAACTTTACACTCCAAGATAATGGAGATACAACTAAAAAAGCTCAATTTCAATGTTCTGGAATATCAACTAGCACAACTAGAACTTTTACTTTTCCAGATGCTAATGATACATTAGTAGGTCGAGCAACTACAGATACATTAACAAACAAAACATTAACCAGCCCTACTATAAATAGTCCAGTTATCGGTGGAACTTGGACTTCTTATACAACAAGTACAGGCAAAGCATTAGTCATGGGATTTTAGGAGAAAGTTATGGCAAGTGAAGTTTTAAAATTAGCAACATTCAGAGGCGATGCTTCTTCAGTACAAGCTTTGCTGACAGTTGGAACAGGTAAAACTTGTACTGTTCTAAGTGTAACTATATGTGAAACAGGAAATGCAGCTGAAACATTCAAATTATTGATTGATGACGGAGGATCGGGAGCAGACACATATCTCTATTTCGATCAAGCTTTAGGAGCTAAAGAAACATTTGAACATACAAGTAAATTTGTAATGGAAGCAGCCGATCATTTATCTATCATTACTGGTAGTTCATCAGATATTGATGTTTGTGTTAGCTACTTAGAACAAACATTATAAGCAAAGGAATATAAACTATGAGTGGAATAGTAGGTAAAAATCTTGGGAGAGGTTCTGGTATTATTACAGCAACTCCAGTTGGAGCAGATACTGTTTCTGGAGCTAGTATAGTTGACGATGCTATTGACTCGGAACATTACGCAGATGTGAGTATTGATGCAGCCCACATAGCTTCCAATGCAGTCACAACTGCTAAGATAAATGCCGATGCTGTTACAGGTGCGAAAATTGCGGATGATGCGTTGGGTGCTGAGCATTATGCAGCAGGATCTGTAGACGCTACGGCTTTGGGAGCCGATTGCGTGACTGCTGCAAAAATAGGGGACAATGTTCTGAATAGTGAACATTATGCAGCAGGGTCTATTGACCTTGAGCATATGAGTAGTGAAAGTGTCGATGAAGATAATCTTCATATTTCTAATTCTGGAAGTAACGGACAGTTCTTATCTAAACAATCAGGTGATGCTGGTGGATTGACTTGGGCTACTGTAACAACAGAAGTGGCAAGTTCTGGTAAATTTGGCGCAAATGGAGACAGGGGTGTATTTGCAGGGGGGCATAACGGTTCTACTGGAGTGAATACAATCGACTACATAACAATACCCGCTCCTGGTAATGCAGTTGATTTTGGAAATTTAAACTGGTCTGACCAAGGTGGTATGGCTGGTGTTTCAAACGGCAGTAGGGGTTGTTTTGCGGGCGGGTATCAGGTTAGTGTTGGTTATATCAATTTTATTGATTACATAACCATAGCAATTCCTGGTGCTGCAAATGCTACTGACTTCGGTGATTTAACAGCAGCTATGGGAAGTTCTACTGGGTGTTCAAATGGATCAAGAGGTGTTTTTGGCAGCGGTTTTCGTAGTGGTGTAGATTGGAACACCCTTGACTACATAACGATTGCAACCGCAGGAAATGCGAGCGACTTCGGAGATTTAACAACAAACAGAGGTGATGGTTCTGCGTTGGCAAATAATGTTCGAGGTGTATTTGCAGGTGGTGAAACTGGTAACGGAGGAGCAGTGCGTGTTGATACCATCGATTACATAACAATCGCAACCACAGGAAATGCCACCGATTTTGGAGATTGTGCTGGTAATAGGCAAGGTCTGACTGCGGTTTCAAGTGACGTTAGAGGAGTGTGGGCTGGTGGTGCAGGAGGAGGAGATGAAATTAAATATGTAACGATAATGACCACAGGAGATGTTTCTGACTTCGGAGATCTGACTGGGTCTGGTAGGAATGGCATGGGTAGCGTTTCAAGTGGTACTAGGGGTGTATTTGGATGTAACAGTGCCGCTAATATTCTTGACTACATAACTATCGCAACTACAGGTGATGCGACAGACTTCGGTGACTCATCGGAAGCTAGGGGTAATGCCGCTTGCTCAGGAGACTAGATGGAACTTATTCTAAGTAATAACAATGGTGGATTAACAAAAAAAGTCTCTGAGTCGATACAAAAAATTTCAGAAAAAACTAGAGCGTTTGACCGATCGAATAGTCAAACAACATTGGCAATGACTACACTTACTATGTTGAGTGGTCAATCACCGATGAGAATTTTACGACAAATAACAGCTGAGGTAAATAAAAGAACAGGTGCACTTTATTCAGCTCAATATACTATTGCTAAGAAAAAAGATGAACTTAAAGAACTTGAATTAGAAAATGCAGATAATGATGTTAAGAAAGCAGAGATTATTAAACTCAAACATGAAATTGCTTCTACTGAGTTTGCAGCGCAAGGTTCTTTGAAAGACATTGCGGCTCTTTCTGATTCTTATGAACGAGTTATGGCTAAGAACAATATTGATGATTGGGATGAGGCAACATTTGAACAAGAAGAAAAACGTCATCATGTTCGTAGAGGGTTTGAAATGCTCTATAGAAACCTTATTGAATATGGCAGAGGCAAAGAGGCGACATTGGAATATTTACAACAATATGGTGTACACGTTCAAGTTGCGATCATGGAAGTTTCTGGCTATGTAGCAACTGTTAACGAAATGATAAATAAAAAAGAACATCCTAACGCAGGACACTTAGAAGACTTCTTGGATACAATGAGAGATAAATATGAAGGACACGCGGATATAAGTTCTAAACGAGTCTTTGGTACGGATAACATAATTAATAAGGATTATATGTTGAGATTAGGAGAAAAGAATGAAGATAGTTGAATACAAATTACATTCATCACCAGCGGGAATGAGTTGTCCAGGTTTTATAAAAGAGGGTGGGTATTGGCGTAATCCAGACGATCATACGCTAGTTGGTACAATTCCTTCTAATTCTGAATATTACGTTCCTGACACTATCGTTGAATTGACAGTAGAAGAATTAGAAAGACGACAGCTTGCTATTCATGCTAAACATCCAATGCGTTCTATAAAAACTCGAATAGAAGGTATTGATGATGGTTCCAATCGTCACGTTCATAAAGAGCATGATATGACTATAGCAGAAATTAAAACAGCAATCAGTAATTGGGTAACCGCAAGGAGTAATTAGATGAGAGAACAATTATTAACAGCTTTGAGATCCTATTATGTAGGACACATCGAAAAGCATAAGATGAACGTAGAAAATTTAATTAGGAACAATGTGGGTGTAGCCGAACACTCAGATTACATAGCAACCATTTCTAAAGAAGTAGAAGAAGTTGCAAAGTATGACGAGATGTTACAAATGCTTGACAAACATTTTAAGGAGTAACTTGTGCCTGAAAAAGACGTACTTGAAAAACTAAATGCTATGCACACAGATGTACTATTAATACATCAGGACTTATCAACAACTAAACATGAAGTCGAAGAACATGAGTTAATCCTTAGAGGAGAATCTAAGATGAATGGTTTAGTAGGTGATGTTCGTAACATACAAACAGCTCAAGCTACTTCTAATCGACTTTGGATTTTTATGGTTTCTATTACTGGAACTGTAATTGCATGGTTAGGATTATCTAAATGAGAAAAACAAGAAATCAATTAGTAATAGACTTACTGACAAATAAAGATAATCTACATCGACTTATAATTATCGAATGGTTTGATCCTTATGACGATAATGACGAAGTAACTGTTGGGAATCTTAATGTAAAAAAAGCTTTATATGAATCTTGTGGTTTTTTGATGGGAGTTTCAAACGATCATGCGGTTATTGGTTATAATAAAGACATGATTGAAAAAGGTAAATACAAAGGATGTGGTTATATACCCATGTCTTTAATTACTAACGCACATTTAATGGATAGGAATTGCTAATGGAAAAGATTATTAAACCTATTATAAAACTTATTGATAGCTTTATGCCAGGATATAAGACGTATTTTATAATGCTTATGGGAGTTATGATGTGTATATGTCAAATGATGGGGTATCATGCGTTTACTCCTGAGACTTGGGCATTAGTAGGTATGACAGGTGGTATCACTTGGAAACTAGGTAAAGATCGAGTTAAACGAAAATAACATGGGTATCATAGGTTTACTAAAGGCTATCTTTCAGATAGCCCTATGGTATCTTAAAGGAAAACCAGAACGTGAACGTATTAAAAACAAGGAACAATTTGATAAAGCTATTGCAGATGGGGATGCTTCTCGTATTACCCTTCTTTTTAGTAAACTGCACGACAGAAAGAGCAGTCATAATTCCTAGTGATATGACGATAACCAAGATAGACGAGCACCACTATAAGGTATCAGATGCTTGGTTACATAAACAATATAATCTCTTAAGGAGTTGTGAGAATGGAGAATGAATAATGTGTTTTGTAGGTATTGCTAAACAAGATGCTTTAGCTAAAGCTAGAGGAGAACCTACTAAGGGATTCCATAATATTCAACCTAATTATAGCAATCCTGAAATTAGGGCTGCTATAGCTAATAAAAAAGCTGAACAATCAACTAAAGAATCTGCACCTCCAGTATTAAGAAGTTTATCTTCTAGTGGAAATTCTAGTGGTTTAAGTATAAGAAGAACTGCTGGAAAGACGAGACGTGCTCAAGTTAGTAGTAGAAGTCAAAGTAAATCAAGACGTTTTTCAACGAGGTAATTATGGACGATAAAAGTTCTGAAAAGGATTTAGGAGAACTACATGGTATCCTTGCTAAAACACTCAAAGCAAAAATTATGTCGGGTGATGCTACACCAGCAGATCTTAATGTGGCCCGCCAGTTTCTTAGAGACAATCATATTGAGTGTAATGGTTCTAATAATCTGGATATAAAAAGTTTAATAGAAGAACTTCCTTTTGATGAAATCCCAAAAAAGCCAGCTAGAGCTAATTAAATCTGATTTCAGGAACTTCCTGTATTTAGCATGGAAACATTTAGCTCTCCCTGAACCAACCCCAATACAATATGATATAGCTGATTACCTCCAAGGTGGACCTAAGAGACTCATCATTCAAGCTTTTAGAGGTGTAGGTAAGTCTTGGATTACTTCAGCATTTGTCGTATGGAAACTTTTAGTAGACCCACAGTTGAAATTTCTAGTGGTGTCTGCATCTAAACAGAGGTCTGATGATTTCAGCACGTTTACAAAAAGAATCATTAACGAAATGCCAGTTTTACAACACTTACGAGCACGAGAAGATCAACGTAACTCCAATGTGGCCTTTGACGTTGCTCCTGCTCGTGCTTCCCATGCTCCTTCTGTCAAGTCTGTTGGTATTACTGGGCAGATTGTCGGTAGTCGGGCTCACATTATAATTGCAGATGATGTCGAGGTATTATCTAATGCTTTGACTCAAGTCATGCGCGATAAGCTAGGTGAAGTAGTAAAAGAGTTTGATGCTGTAGTTATGCCTAAAGTTGGACGTATTGTTTACTTAGGTACACCACAAGTAGAAGAATCTCTCTATAGCAGCTTACAGTCCAGAGGATACGAATGTCGTATATGGCCTGCTAGGATGCCCGATAGTCGATTAAAAGAATTCTATAGTACCAAGCTGTCTCCTTTCATAAATGTCCTTGAAAAGACCGTAGGAGAGCCCACAGACCCCCTCAGGTTTGATGATCTGGATTTAACTGAACGTGAGTCTTCCTATGGTAAATCTGGTTTTGCTCTCCAGTTTATGCTGGATACTTCAGGAG